TAGCAGCTATGACATTGATAACCTGCGCTTCTTCGTCAGGGTGTACGTCAATAACAATACTGTCATGCACTGAGTTCACTATACATGATTGCATACCCTTTAGCAAGTCATCAATATGCAGCAATGCAATAGGTACAATGTCTGCAGTAGCGAATGATTGCACAGGGTAATTCTTAATCTGTGTAAAGTGAGAGACACGCCCTGTAGATTTACGTACCACATCAGGGAACGCAAACTCTCTACCACTAGGCGTGGTTATCTTTTGTGTGTTCACAGCTTCTTTAGCCAGTCGGGAGTGCCAAGCGGCAACTCCTTTGTACTTTGCTGTGAAGTGTTCATAGTAGGCTGCTTCGGCTTTGCTTCTGCCATATCCCGTTGCGCCGTAGAGTGGAGCAAACGTATGCGCCTTTGCATCCTGCCTACTCGTAGGCTGACCAGCATCACTAATAACTTTAGCGGTGTATGCGTGTACATCAAATCCAGTAGAAACTTCTTCAATTGCAACCTCGTCTTGTGATAAGTAAGCGGCAGCGCGAAACTCAAGCTGCGCAAAGTCAGCTTCCATTATCTTGCCACCATCAAATCGTGACACAAATACCTTCTTTACAGGAAACGTGCCGCCACGTGGCATGTTCTGCATATTGGGGTCAGCACCTGAGAACCTGCCAGTAGCAGTGCGGTGTTGTAATAACCTCACGTGCAACAAGCCATCTTGCTTGGTGTGTAGACTAATACCATCAACAAAGGATGATAGGTATGTATCCACAGCAGATAGCCTACGTACCTTAGATAAAAAGTCAACTGCGTCAGTCATACCTCGTGACTTAGCACCAGCCTCAAGCAACTCTAGGTTCTGCTTGCTAGTAGAAAAACCATTAGCACTTGCCCACTTAGGTGACGGTGGCTTGAACTTTAAACCAGCTAACTTGCTACTAGGGGTAAGCGTAAACCCAAGAGTATCACAGGTAATACACCTACTTGGTTTTGCGAAAGGCTCACCATTCTTTTTAGTTTTTCTTGTATAGCCTGTACCGTTACACGTGGAACATTGTTCTGCCACGGTGCGATATAGTTTTGTAGTACCACCAGCAATCAAGCTACGGAAGTCTGCATCATCCATGTAAGGGTCAATAGCGTTACCCCAATACGGCTTGTCTATAACCTTACGGCTGTAGATAACCCATGACAATTGCTCTGGGCTGTTGAGATTGATAGGTGTATCTCCCATAAGTTTGCGTACATGAGCCTGTAAGTCAGCAGTAAGCTGTTGCTTCTCTTGCTCAAACTCACTGCGCACCTCTTCTAGCTTAGTCAAGTCAACAGCAAATCCTGTCTGATATATCTTAGTTAGACACTTAGCCACACGGTTAGTCAGTCGTGCAGTGGATAGTAGTCCTGCATCAGCGGTAGTGTTTAGTCTATGCCATAGCCTGTCAGCAAGCTGCTGCGTAGCGTGAAGGTCAGCAGATAGATACTCACACAACTCGTTGTATGGTATATCTCGTGTACTGTAACCCTTCCTAAAGTACTCCTTCAATGTATCCTGCTTCTTAGTATCTAACTCATAGCGTTCTGCACAAGCCTCTAGTGATAAAGGTTCTTTGATGCCACGCTGCAAGACATACTCGACAAGCATAGTATCAAACACTGCACCATCATACTTGAACCCCGACTCCCATAGCCATAGCAAATCATGTGCCACGTTGTGACAGATGAGTACCGTAGCTTGGTCAAGATACCACTGCACACGCTCATGGTAGTCAGCCTGACTAGGTACATCCGCATGGTCAAAGGGGAAATGCTGTTCATGACCTTGGTCAGTCAGTACACCTACCATAGTCAGTGAGTTGTTAGGCTCAAAGGGGTCAAGGTGCATCTTACCACCACGATGCGTGACAGTGTTTTCTACATCAAGTGTTAGCTTCATTTTTATCTCCAAGAATGTAGTTATTAATAAAATGATTTAAGTCCTGTTTGTGCTTATACCATTTATTGTTACGAACAGTTCTCCACTCGTTATGTAATAAACAAACTACAAATTTATTGTTTACTTCAACCAAGCCAAAATTCTTTTGTCCAAAGAACTCTACCTTCAAATCACGCTCTAATAGTTTCCGTAGTTTTTTTAGTCTTTTTATTTGTCTAGCATATCTATTGCTATACACATCTTTATCCCAGCATTTATCACATAAGTTTTTAGATTGTTCTTTGTAATAGTTAATATCATCGTCTAACTCATTTAGAGTTTCTTTTGTGTACATTTTAATCATCCGTGATACCTCGCTGTTTGATAGTCCAGTTCAACATCTATTATACCATGCCAACCATTAAGTTTATTCTTAACGATATTGATATTTCGTACAGGGCTGTCCTCTTGCTCACCTTCTACAGTAGGTGACTTACCAATCAATATCATCAAGTCAGCTTCAGCAGCCTTACCTGTACGTGAACCTTCCATCATGGACTGATTAAGCTGTGACCTACCCTCTGCATCAGCAGATAGCTGAGACATATAGAATACAGCACAGTCGTATGTCTTAGCAAGTTGCCTAGCGTATATAGCGCAAGCCTTCAGTGCTTCATCGGGTCTGGCATAGTTACCCGCCACACCAAACTTGTCACCCATGTCTAGTACTAAAATGTCAGGGTTCTCCGACTTACATACAGATTCAACCCATGCCATGTCCCTGCCACCTGCATCCTTAATCTTAATGTTCTGCATCACAGGCTCGTACATAGCTTTAGCTTTACCCATGTTGCCCTTCACTTCACGGGCAGACATACCAGCAGCAGCAGTCAAGTACCTAGCACCAACACGGTGAGTAGGCTCTTCATTACATAAGATAATGCACTTAGCACCCTGATGAGCAAAGCCACCCGGCGCAGCAATTAAACTGGCATGGAAGGATGTCTTACCTGTGTTGGGTCTAGCACCTACCTCAATAAGCTGACCACCTGACACACCCTCAACCAACCGTGTTACTGATGGAATATTGAACGTCCACTTAGCTTCCAACTCCGCTTTAGCCATGAGTGTCTCAATCGTGATGTCATCCCACTCAATGTTGAGATTAGGTATGAAGTCATCTCCATATGCCTCAAGTAGATTGCGTAGCTTCTCAAGCGTATTGCCATCACCGTTTACCATATCAAAGCCAATGTTAGCTACGTCTTCTCCTATAACCTGTTGAAATAGTTTAGATAACACCTCTTGTGCTACGTCACTACCCATAGGCTGCTCACGCTTTATCTGCACAAACAAACTATGATAGGATGCTTTCTGTGCTGTCGTGAGTGTAGGATTGTTTGACATGAACAATGCCTCAATCTCATCCGGCAATACAGTACGCTCGTACCTATCCATAGCATCATCAATACAAACTTTAATCTTACGCACATCTGTACTAAATAATCTGTTAGGACACTTGGAACCACGATGCTCATCGTAGAACTCCTTATCCATTAAACTTCTAATCAGTGATAATTCCATTTAAATTCTCCATATCTGTCGGGTTACGATATTTTAAGTCATCAGTCAGTCGTAGTACACGAACATCGTTCACGTGTCCACGTAATTCTTTTGCCATTAACAATGTCTTCGGTAGCGCATCGGGGTCTAACGCTATAATGGCTGTTGAGAACTGTGCAAGATACCTTTTATGCGACTCTTGCAAAGATGTGCCAAGTATCGCAACCCCGACAAAGTTACCGTAACCAACAACGGCTGCACTCACACAGTCCTCAACAACAACTGCGACTTTACCACACCCAGCGGTATAAGGCAAGCCACTTTTTCCATATCGTTTCCATTTAGGTAGACGCTGACCAGACAATGACCTGCCTGTACCATCTACCATCTTACCTTCGTGCATGACAGGAAACACCACACGGCTTTCCTTCACGTCATACAGCAAACCTAATTCATCTATATCTAATCCCCACTTATCACACCACCTGTTCATGTACACATTGTCACGATGAGGTATGATGTACGTAGGTACTTCAAAGGGTGTAGCTTCAGCAAAGTCTTGAGCATTGCCGAAACCTGCTCGTATATCATCTACAGATAGATGTACACGTGTGCCACCCTTAACGCCACAGGTCATACGATAGCAATTCCATACGAGACTACCCATATTATTAGTCACAGTAAAAGTATGCTTGCCACAATTAGGGCAAGACATTCTCTTAGTATGTCCATTAGCTATATCTAACTCTTTAACTATATTATATATATTCATTATATATCACTTTCCTTTGCGGCAGTTGAATGCTTATATCACGAGTTCTTACGCGCTGTCAAGGCTAATTCTGCACTCTTGCGTGTATTTTTCATGTAAGGTTTTACTGAACTAGGATTAGCGTGTCCTGTAACCGACATAATTTGTCCCATACCGACACCTGCCTCAACCATTTCAGTAGTGCCTGTCCTTCGTAAGTCAGACAACCTAAGTTCCTTAGATAATCCTGCTGCATCCATCAATGCTCTGCCGTACAAGGGTAGTTTTTGTAGTGAGTAGGGTCTGTACTCACCTTGTATAGCGTATGGACGAGGGGCAACATATTTTTGAAAGCCAAAGTCCTGTTCCTGCTGCTTCAACATCTCAAACAAATCATCTTCGATAGGCAAATGCACATCAGCATGACGCTTCGATTGTTCAATGTGAACAGTCTGTGTTTCAAAGTCGATGTTATCCCATACAAGCATACGCATATCACCTAGTCTTTGACACCATTCGTATGCCATGTGAGCAATCAAACCTATATTACGAGTGTTAAAATCACTGTAGGCGGCTTCTAGCAGCTTCTGTACATCTCCCCTACCCCAAATAGTCTTACGCCTCTCTACGGTGCGTCTACGTATGTTAGCGAAAGGATTGAGTTCACAGAGTTCCATTCGTAAGCCATGATTAAATACGATTCGGGTCACTGACATTATATGATTAGCCATGTGGATACCCTTCTCGCACCACTCATTGTATGCAACTTTAGCTACACGTGTAGGTAGTTTTTTATAGTTGAGTGTGGACAGCTTTTCGCCGTCCACCTCTGTGTTTAACATGACCCCAAGAAAGTATTCATACTGTTTCTTAGTTTCGTCACGTAAGTTCCTGTAATCGTAGGAAGAATAGTAATCGTTTACTAAGCTAGTAAGTTTCATTACGCCGCCATTTCAAGTGACTTGAACTGCGGTGTATCAATCCAACCAGCCACATCAATCTCACGCTTGAACATTGAGATAGCTTGTGTGTCATTGCCTGTGTTACGCAGGTTGAAACCGTTACGCTCATCAGCATAGGTAGCATAGTTAGTGAAGGCAGAGTACAACGACCACAGATTGCGACCACGCACACCAGCTTCTTGATTGTACAACGTATGCATCTTCTCAGCCTTACGGTCAGACCGCATGATGCCCTCAAGTAATTCTTTGACATTGACATGAGCAAGGCTAGTGTTAGCCCAACGCTGCATCTGTTCTGCTTGTGCAGTGAAGTCCTGTTGTGACTTCTCAAGTTCAGTGATGAACCTGTCAAGACTAAAGTTACTGGTGTTCTTACGCATTACCTTGTCATGCTTACCCCGGATTTGACCATTGAGACAGAAGAAGTCGATAGCACCAAAGATAGTGGTGTTAGAACACGTGCCATTCACCCCATGCAGGGCAATGATACGCTTCATCAAGGTAGTCTCGTGCTTGTCAGTAGCAATCTTGGCAGTCACGTTAGGCAGTGTCATGTCCATCATAGCCCAGCCATCTTTGTGTGCGCTGCGCCAATTAATCTTTGCACCTTCCATGTCGTAGTCGGACAGTGTTTGTGTCGTAGTGTCCATGACATTACGGAAGAAGTCACCGTGTGATGCACAGGTGAAGCCGTTACCTACGATGCCGATATAGTCACCAGTATTCTCATTGATGACATACTTCTTATCGTCCACCTTAGTAGGCTCAAAGGTTACGTTAAAGTCTAGGTTTTCTGGAATGTATTCTAATGGCATGATAATTCTCCTTTGTAAATGTTAACTGTTATCGTGTTATATGGGTAGAAAAACGTGTTATTTAACACATTATTTAAGTAAGCCCCACCAATATAAAAAATATTATTATTCCAATCATTATGTCCATATGTTCTCCTTTATAACATGATTAGTATTAGTGGTAGTATGGTAATCCATAATAGTAAGTCCATAAGTTATACTCCTTATTACATAAGATGTCAACCGTGTTCACGTACATCAAAATTAAACTCGTGTCATGTGTACGTACCCCCTTCATCACGTTCATATAGGTCATCTACATCTATGCCATCACAGATATATGAGTAGTCATAGTTGGGTATGTCGAATAGCTTGATGCTGCCATCTTCATTACGAACATAGTCATCTGCATCATCATCCCATACGGCTATGGTCATATCCCATACGAGTGTGCCATAGGTTTTATCTGGGTCAAACATCGTCAATCTCCTCTATAACCTCATAATGAACAGCTATCAATTCTCTTTCATCACACACTTGGTCATCAGCCATTTCTCGTGCGGCTTCCCAACTGTCTGCCTCAAGATAAAACACATAGGTTTCATCACGAAATATCTTGTAATTAGGCATCGTCTTTCTCCCACTTTATGTTGAGTTCAATTTCATTCCACGCAGATTCATAAGCAGCATCCCAATTAGTATGGTATCCTCTGGCTACATCTTCATCAGCCATTAAGATTGCCCAACGGTTAATGCAAGGCTCGTGGTCAAGTGGTAAATCAAGTTGATTAGTCATCATCTTCATCCTTTACAAATAGTTCTTGTGGTATCTTATCCCACTCCTCACGCCTGATACGCCACTTGTCATGCTGTACTGGTGTGCATAGTCGCACCCACTTCCAGCCTACCACTGCCCATACAAGACGTGTGCCGCATACTGGATAGCGTGTGTCATAAAAGTCACACCGATACAGCTTGGCATCTGCCCATGTTGCCTCTGATGGTTTAGGTGTTATCATATCAATGCTCCTTCAGTGCATCCATTACTAGGTATATAATTATAGCCAAGCCCACTACCAGATACCCAATGACAAGCAGGTCATCCATGCCCACATCAGGCATCTGGTTTTGTAGGCATAGGATTGTGTGACAGTCAAGCACTGTCAAACTCTTTGATAAACTCAAGTTCAATGTGCTTGTCTGGATACATTGCCTGTGCCATGTCGAGTGCATGTTCTACCGCATGGTTCCAGATAGGTTGTTCCAAGGGCTGTGGGTGTACATCGTACACACCACTAATCCCATCCATTTTAATACCAACTTCCCAATACATATTATATAGTCTCCTTTTCG